GCCAGCGTCCTGCCGGTTGGCTCCAATACGGACGTGTACCATTTCGCCGACGGCTCCAACGCCATCACCGCATCCGACAAGATCAGCACCGCGTCGCTGGTCACGCGGGTCAAGGTCATGGGGTTGGCCGACGACGACGGCAAGGCGTCCCCGGAGGCCATCGTGGACGGTTTGACCGAGTACGGCATCCGCCAACGCATCTACAACCGAAGCTCCGACGACACCCTGGAGACCGCGAAAGCGGCCGCCCAGACCATCATCGACGACGAAGGGCAGCCGGAGCGCACCTCGACCATCGTGGGGCCCGACGTCCCATTCATCCACAAGGGGGACAAGATCAGCCTGGCGACCGAGACGCTAAAGGGCTTTTTCATCGTCAAGAGCATCGACCACAACATCACCAACCGCACGATGACCGCCAAGGTCACGCCGGCGGAGTAAGGAGGAGGAACCAATGGCAGACGCGGAGACCAACCAGGGGCTGAACAAGCTGGCCCAGGTCATGCAGGAACGCATGAACCGGAACCAGACCGCGAACAGCGCCCTTGTATTGGATTTCGGGACGATCCAGGCGGATATGAGCCTAAAGACCAACACCTTCTCCATCTCCATCCCGCAGGCAGACTACCACGTGTGCAGGCAGTTGACGCTGGGCCCGACGGGGTCGCTCCTCACGGAGACAAAGACGCCGGGCAAGCACGGCGGGCACACGGGGGGCGACGGCTCCCACGACCATCAGATCAAGGTGCCCGAGAAAATGCGGAGCATCAAGTCGGGCGACCGCGTGCTGGTCGCCTGGGTGCAGAGTGAGGCCGTGGTCATCGACATCATCCTGCGGGGCACCGAGGTTTGAGAGGGGGGAGCACATGGCAGAAAAACAGTTGTACCCCGTCTTTGACGTCCCGGAGATCACAGCGCAGACGACGCCGGAGAAGGAGCACTACAAGCCTTCGGTCTATTTCGATTTTGCGGCCGGGGATTTCACCCGAGACGGCGCCAACCGCATGGTGGAGGCCACCGGAAAGGAAGCATATTCCCAATGGTGCATGAAGGTCATCGCCACCGAGCGGGACGCCTGCCTGGCGTACAGCACCAGGATCGGGACAGAAATGGAGTACGCGGCCGCGCAGCCAGACCACGCAAGCGCGGAGGCGTCCGTGGAGCGCACCGTCATCGAGGCGCTCATGGTGAACCCGAAAACCGAGTATGTCCGGGATTTCGTTTTCACGTGGTCGGGCACCACCCTGTCGGCCACGTTCAAGGTCAAGGGGTTGGGGTTGGATGAAATCAAGCTGGCCCTAACCGTGGAATCATCGTAAAGGAAAGGGGGTGAACCTATGGCAATCGAAAGGCCAGTTTTTGAACTCCCCGACTGGCACAAGGGAGAAACGGCGGAACAGATACAGGCCCGCATGATGGAGCAGCTGCCGGCCGACATCGACAACATCGAGGGCGGCTTCCCGTATGACTTCACCATGCCGACCGCATTGGAAGAAGATGAACTTCTGAATTTTTACCTCGTTGAGACATTGAAGGTCATGTTTCCAATGTGGGCCTACGGGCAGTATTTGGACTACCACGCCAAGGGCGTCGGGTTGACCCGGCGCGAGGCGAACCACGCCTTCGGGTACGTGACCGTGACCGGCGTGCCGGGCACGGACATCCCCGCGGGGACGGTTTTCTGCGTGCCCGCCGTGGGCGACACGCCCGCCATCGAGTACGCAACGGACGAAGCGGCCACCATCCCGCAGCCGGAGGCCGCAGAGGACGGCACGACGCCGGATTACGGCGCCGTGGAAATCCCGGTCACAGCCGTGGCCGGCGGAACCGGCTGCAATGTTTCAGCAGACACCATCGTCATCATGGCCTCCCCGATCACCGGCGTGGTGAACGTCACCAACGACGAAGCCATCACCGGCGGCACCGCGGAGGAGGACGACGACAGCCTCTACGAGCGGATCGTCCTGCAGGAACAGAGCGCGGAAAGTTTCGTCGGCAACGACGCGGATTATATCCGCTGGGCCAAGGAGGTCAACGGCGTGGGGACGGTGCTCATTGATACGCAGTATGAGGAGGAGCACCCCAACTGGGTCAAGTTGATCGTTTTGGACGCCAACGGGCAGCCCGCCAACGACCAAATCCTGGCGAATGTGTACGACCACATCATGGGGCCCAACAACCGCAAGAACGAGCGCCTGGCCCCCATCGGGGCCGTGTTATTCGTGGAGGCACCGTCCGGCTGCGCCCTGACCATCGAGGTCACGGGGGTCAAGCTGGAGGAAGGGGCCACCGCGGAGGACGTGGTCAAGCGTTTCAAGGCAAGCCTGGAAACGTATTACATCGAGGCCAAGGAGGCCGCGGAGGTCAACTGGAACAGGGTACACGCCATTTTCACGGAGACCGAGGGCGTGGCCGACTTCGAGCGCCTGACCGTCAACGGCGGCACCTCCAACATCCCGGTCGCGGTTGAGGATTACCCGGTCACGGAAGGGGTGAGCCTGGAATGAGCGACAACGAGGAATTCGACATCGAGCATTTCCCGACAAGCCCGACGGCCCTGCGTATGTTATCCCGCGTTTCCCCGATTTATGACCGCGCCTACGTCGGCAAATGGATCTATCAGGTCATGGGCCTGGGATTGGACGAAGTCCGGCTTCGTTTCAACGAATTGCCCGACCAGGCATTCCCGGAGACGGCCACATGGGGCCTGAAATATTGGGAACAGAGATACGGGCTCACGGACACGGAGGGCAAGAGCATCGCCCTGCGGCGGCAGGAAGTCCTCTCCTACCGGGGCGCCAAGGCGCCGTTAAACCCGAAAAAGGTGGAGGCAATCCTGTCGGCCATCACCGGCCGGGAGGTCGTCGTCACCGAGGACGTGGCACCGTACACCTTCGCCGTGGAAGTCCTGGACGGCGACAGCGGCTTCGATTACGCCGCCGTCATCCGCAGGATCAAGCGGTTAAAGCCATCCCACCAGGCATTTACCTTTCGGCTGACCCTCCCCACGGCGACGATCCGCAGCGGATTGTTTACGGAGAGCCGGCTGACCGTGGAGGTTTGGCCGGAGACCGTGGAGGCCGTGGAAGCGGCCCAGGCACGCGTCCTGACGGGCGCGGCGCTGGGGCAGCGGATCGCGGCGAATGTGTGGCCCGGCACCGTGACCAGGGCGGAGACCACCGCCAAGTCCAGCGTGGCAGCGGCCACGCTTCAGACCATGACCGCCTCCGTCCAGCCGGCAACGGCGGAACGGGTGGAGGCAACGGCAAAGACCGGGGCCGTGGCCGGGACGCAGCAGGACACCGTCACACGCGTCTGGCCCGGAGCCGTGGAGACCGTGGAGACCAAAGCCGGCGCGGCCGGCATCATCGCAGAATTGCACCAAACTATCGAAATCTGGCCGTAAGGAGTTGATGAAGAAATGGCGGAAGAAATTATTGTAACAACCGACAGCAGGCCATACAAAAGCATTATCACGGACATCGGCAACGCCAAAATGGCCCAGGCCATCCTGGAGGGCGCCAAGGTCAACATCGTGGAAATGCGCCTGGGCGACGGCGGCGGCGCGTATTACATGCCGACCACAGCCGCGACCGCCCTGGTCAATGAGGTATGGAGCGGGGAGATCGCCAACAAGTCGATCAGCGACCTATCCCCCAATATCATCGCGGTCAAGGCCGTGATCCCGTCCAGCGTGGGCGGATTTACCATCAGAGAGGCGGGCCTGTTTGATGACGACGGCGATTTGATCGCCGTGTGCAACATGCCCGAGATCGCCAAGGCTACCCTGCCGGACGGCATCTCGTCCAAGTTGGATATCGTTATGAACATCCTGCTTTCCAACACGGAGGCCGTGGAATTTGTTATCAATCCCACGTTAGACCCGGCCAGCATGGACGACCTGACGGCGGCCATCGAGGCCCACAACGCAGACCCCAACGCCCACGGGGGCGACATCGGCGGCGGCAGCAAGGCCACCGTCATCGACATCGTGATCCCCAAGGACGGCTGGGCGGCCGTCGGCAGCCAGAGCGCCGGAACCACAGAGGAACCGGAGGACGGCGACGACGCCACCGGCAGCCAATCGGGCGACAACGTGGAAAGCGGCGGCATGTACGTTGACATCCCCATCGAGGGCGTGACGGCGGACATGTACCCCGACCTGGCGATTTACCAGGCAGACCTGGAGACGGCCCGCTTGTGCGGGTTTTCCACGGCCGTCCGAACCATCGACGGCGCCCTGCGGGTATACGCCCAGACGGAGCCGTCGGCGGATATGCGGGCCACGTTGAAGCTGGTGGGCGCCTCCGACAGTATGCCGACCGGCAGCACCGGCAGCAGCACCACGACCGGCACCGCAACAGTCAGCGCGGCCAGCATCGGCGACGGGCTGACGTACACATCCGACGGCAAGATCGCCGTCAAGACCGGCGACGGCCTCGCCATCGACGACGACGGCGCCGTGGCCGTGACCGGCACGACCATGACCGAGGAGACCACGACCGCGCTGGCGGAGGCCATCGTGGCGTCGGAGGAATCCAAGGCCGCCCTGGTGGAAGCGTTGACCGAATCGGACGACACCAAGACCGCCCTGGCCGGTGCCGTGACCGAGACGGACGAAAATGCGGCCGCCATGATCGACGAAGTTTTCGCCGATTGATCCCATTCCCATGTATTCATCGTGTTTAGCCGCACGTTGAATAAATAAAATTTATTTTTTTCAAGGAGGAAAAAATCATGGCTAACGAAACTTACAACCCCGAGCTCGCCGTCAAAATTGGTGCCCTCAAGTATTTGGCACAGCGCACCGACAAGCGCCTGGACGCCCTGGAGGCGGTCGGCGCACAGGCCAACGTGATCGAGACCGTCCAGGTCAACGGCTCCGACGTCGCCGTCAGCGACAAGAAGGTCAACATCACCGTCCCCACCAAGGTCAGCGACCTGTCCAACGATAGCTCCTTCCAGAGCGAGAGCCAGGTCAACGCCGCCATCAAGGCAGCCGTCGCCGGCTCCCTGCAGCCCGCCGGCTCCGTGACGTTCGCGGAGCTCCCCGCCCTGTCCGCGGACAACGTCAACAAGATCTACAACGTGACCGACGCGTTCACCACCACCACGTCCTTCGCGGAGGGTAAGGGCGTCAAGTACCCCGCCGGCACCAACGTCGCCATCATCAACGTCGGCAGCGCCGACTCCCCCTCCTATGTGTATGACGCATACACCGGCGTGATCGACACCAGCGGCTTCGCGGAGAAGGTGAAGAACGCCACCGAGGACGACATCGTCATCTTCGGTAAGGACGGCGCCATCGGCGACAGCGGCAAGAAGCTGGCCGACTTCGTGGCCGCAGAGAGCGGCAAGGGCCTGTCCGCCAACGATTTCACCGACACCCTGAAGAACAAGCTGGACGGCATCACCGAGGGCGCCACCAAGGTCGAGGCGTCCACCACCAACGGCAACATCGTCATCAACGGCACGGAAAAGACTGTTTACACCCACGACACCCACACCGAGCACACCTCCGGCCTGTACAAGGTCACGGTGGACGGTAAGGGCCACGTGACCGCGGCCGAGGCCGTTGTCAAGAAGGACATCACCGACCTGGGCGTCCCCGCACAGGACACCACCTACAACGAGGCCACCACCAGCGCCGCCGGCCTTATGTCCAGCACCGACAAGAGCAAGCTGGACGGCATCACCTTCGCCACCGACGACGAGGTCAAGGCCATGCTGGACGAGGTCTACGGCGCCGAGACCACCGAGGGCTAAGCAACCGCAGGGCGTGAAAGATACACGGGCCGGGGATGATCCCCCGGCCCGTGCTATTTTCAGAAAGCAGGTGAAACAGTGAACGAGGCAACCACCACCTCCCAGCTCCGACTTGCAGCAATGAGGGCGCAAGGGTATGCGGCCGACGTGGCCCAGGCGGCGGCGGAGGCCATGGAGGAACTGGACGCCGCCAAAGCGGACAAGGAACAGAACATCACCGCCACGCTGTCCGCATCGGGCTGGGCGATGGACGAAACCAGCGTCGAGCCGGAGGGCGACGACGTGGACGAATCCGGGCAGGGAGACCTGCCCTTCCCGTATTATTACGACATCCCCGCCAAGGGGGTCACGACGGCCGACCGGGCCGACGTCTACATCACCGTGGACGGCATGGCCGCGGCCAGAGAATGCGGCTTTTGCAGCGTGACCGAGACCCTGGCGGGCGTGATCCGGGTACGGGCACAGCTTCAGCCGGGGGCAGACATCCCGGTTGAATGCAGCATCAGGAAAGGAGCGAAGTAAATGGCAGCAGGATCTTCCAACGCACCGGGCGCAACCTACCCGGAGGTGCAGGCCGTAGGAGAGCGGGCGAACAAGGCCGTCTCCGCCGCATCGGCCGCACAGTCCCAGGCCGGAGAGGCTGAGAGCACCGCCAAGGCCGCCATGGAAAAGGCTAACGAGGCGGAGAACAAGGCCACAGCCGCGGAACAGACCGCGGGAGAGGCCAAGGACGCAGCGGACGCCGCGGCCAAGTCGGCCGCATCCGTGGCCGACACCGCCAGCGCAGCCCAGCAGACGGCCAACGAGGCCAAGAACACCGCCGACGCCGCAGCCAAGGCGGCAGCAGCGGCCCAGCAGACGGCCAGCGACGTCTCGCAGGCGTTGACCGACCTCAACAGCACCATCAACTCCGTACCGAGCCAGTCGGGGGCGCTGACCTACACCGGGTCGGCGCAGAGCCCCACATGGAACGGGTACGACACCGACAAGCTGACCATCGGCGGCACCACCAGCGGCACCGCAGCGGGCAGCTACAACGCCACATTTACCCCCAAGGACGGGTATAAGTGGAGCGACGGCTCCACGGACGCCAAGACCGTCTCGTGGAGCATCGGGCGGGCCACCGTGGCCGCGCCCACACAGTCCGGCACCATTACCTACACCGGCAGCAGCCAGAGCCCGACGTGGAGCGGGTACGACACGGCGAAAATGACCATCGGCGGCACCACCAAGGGAACCGACGCCGGGGATTATAACGCCACCTTCACACCGACCGCCAATTACCAATGGAGCGACGGCACCACCACGGCCAAGACGGTCAAGTGGAGCATCGCCAAGGCGGCCGGCAGCCTGACTGTGGCATCGACCCTGTCCATCACCGCCAAGACCGCGCAGACCCTGGCGGTCACGCGGGCAGGCGACGGCGCCGTCAGCGCCACCAGCAGCGACACCAGCGTCGCCACCGTCAGCGTGAGCGGAACCACGCTGACCATCACCCCCAAGAAGGACGGCACCACCACCATCACGGTCAGCGTGGCCGCAGGCACCAACCACACGGCGCCGGCCAGCAAGACCTGCACCGTGACGGTCACATGGCCCAAAATTTACGGCGTCCAATGGGACGGCACCAGCACCACCGCCTGGACGCGGACGGACGACGCCGCCCTGTTCACCGACCCCGTCCCGTATGTCAAGGGAGCCAGCAGCTACAGCAGCCCCTTCGACAATTTGCAGCCGTGGGCCGGCATGACCCGCGTGACGGACAGCACCGCCGGCGAACTGGTCAAAATCCCCAAGTTTTGGTATAAGTGGACGAAATCCGGCAACACCCTGAAATTGCAGATCAGCGACCAGGCACAGGACGGCTTCCACGTCTCCCCGGCCCACGCGGATCGCGGCGACGGCAAGGGTGAGCGGGACGTGGTCTACGTCGGCCGGTATCATTGCGGCGCCACCGCATACAAGAGCGCGACCGGGCAGAAGCCCAAGGTCAGCATCACCCGGAGCGCCGCCCGCAGCGCCATCGCAGCCCTGGGCACCGGGATCTATCAATACGACATGGCCATGCGGGTCACGATCCAAATGTTGTATTTGGTGGAATTTGCGGATTGGGACAGCCAGAAGAAGATCGGCTACGGCCGCGGCAACAACAGCGCGGTCGAGAACATGGGCGCGTCCGACAGTATGCCCTACCACACCGGCACCATGCAGACGTCCCGCACCACCTACGGCGTGGGCGTCCAGTATCGGTATATCGAAGGTTTGTGGGACAACTGCCTGGATTGGTTGGACGGCTGTTATTACAGCAGCGCCGGCCTGTCGATCATCATGAACCCGGCGAATTTCAGCGACACGTCGGGCGGCACCGCCGTCGGCACGCCCAGCAGCGGCTACCCGACCGTCATGGCGGTCGCCACCGCATCCGGCCTGGAATGGGTCATTTATCCCACCACGGCCAACGGTAGCAACACCACCTACGTCCCGGATTACTGGGACTTCAACGCGTCGAACCCGTGCCTGCGTTCCGGCGGGAATTACGGCCAGAATCTGGGTTGCGGGTTGTTTTGCGTGAACTGCAACTCGGCCGCGGACGCGGGCGC